TCAGCCTGCATCCTTGTGCTTTAGCGGAGTTTGTTCTTCTTGTTCTCGAGTAGACTCCGCCGCATTGTCTCGTCCAGGTGAATCACTTCTGAGCACACTCTCTTGGGTAGTTGATTCTGATGTTTCTAGCACCAGTGGCATAAGAGCTTTTAGCCCCCCCGTGTTGAATATTTCCAATGCCCTACGCTGCTGCTCCGCAGTCATGAAAGCAAAGATGGTATTCCAATACGTTTTCCCAAGATCGCCGGGCATCCCTACGAAGTGATTGGCCTTGGTATCATGATCATGAGGGACTCCAAGGTGTCGCAAAACCTCTGTAAGGTCAGGTTCGGGGATTGTATGTACATTGTACTCAACAGCCTTGCCCCCTTTTACGCCTTCTTTTTTGCGCTTATCCCATGACTGGTTTCTTGCCCGAAGATGCACCCCAGCCACACTTGTTGGAAGCGTCCCCACCCCTTTCAATTCCTCCGCCGACAACCACAAACTATCTTTTTCATAAATGCTACTTTCTGTTGAGTTGGTTTTCAATTTAATTACCCTTTTATATCATCAGTTTAATGGCAAATTGGCGCCAATTACTAAAAAGTTACTTTACAGAATTGTTTTCAGTAAATAACATACTGAATAGCTGGTTAACTAAGATAAGTGATTTACTTAATCAACCAACTTTCAATTTTATCGTAAAGAGTGGTTTTTGGAAAATGACACTACTGAAAACTCAAGGTGACTGGCATAGGGCGCAGGTCATTGCAGCATTGAAAATGAAAAAAATGTCGTTGAGTCAGTTATCTAGAAGGTCGGGATACAAATCGACAACCCTAGCAAATGCATTGGATAGAAAATGGCCTAAAGGCGAGTTAATCATTGCAAAAGCCCTGGGGTTAACTCCTCAAGAAATCTGGCCAAGTCGTTATTAATGGTGAGGAAGTCATGGATTTATGGTTGTCGCCAAAAGAATGTAAAGGTTTGCCCGGTATTCCTCAAACGGCACCGGGAGTAGTGCTTAGGGCCAAGAATGAAGGGTGGATATCACGAGCTAGGCAGGGAATCAAGGGAGGTAAAGCCATTGAATATCATGTGGGTAGCTTACCAGTAGAGGCTCGAGCGGCTTTATTGCTTTCACGCGGTCAGGTGGAAACTAGCGTCGGCACGATTGAAATCGCCAGACCGCAGCTGCCAACTGCCGCCGAACACGATCGCCTGCAACTGTGGCAGCGCTGGGAACGGGCAACCGACGCGCAGCGTCAGCGCGCTCAGACCTGGCTGCGCGCCGTCGTGATGGCGGCCGAGCTGATTGACGCCAATATCAGTGTGCAAACCGCTTTCAAATCCGTTGCCAACCAGCTGGGCATTAATGCCACCACCCTGCGGGACCGGTATTACAGCGCACAGGTTCACGATCGCAAGGACTGGGCACCGGTGATGCTGGATAAGCGGGCGGGCAAGCAGAGCGACGTGAAAAAGGCCGAGTACGACGAAGCGGCCTGGGATTTTCTGCTGGCGGATTACCTGCGGGTGGAAGCGCCGGCGCTCTTCAAGTGCTATGAGCGCATGAAGTTAACGGCACAGGCGCATGGCTGGAATATCCCCACCTATCGCACGGCGCTGCGTCGCATCAACAAGCTGGATCCGGCGATGGTGGTGGCCTGCCGCGAAGGTGAGCACGCCCTGATGCGTCTGGTGCCGGCACAAAAACGCACGGTGGCGCACCTGAACACCCTGCAATGGATCAACGGCGACGGCTACCAGCACAACGTATTCGTAAAGTGGTTCAACGGCGATATTGTCCGCCCGAAAACCTGGTTCTGGCAAGACGTGAAGACCCGCCGCATCATCGGCTGGCGCACTGACCTGACCGAGAACATGGACTCCATCCGCCTGTCGTTTATGGATGTCATTAAAAAATATGGCATTCCGGAGGATTTCCACATCACCATCGACAACACCCGCGCGGCGGCCAACAAATGGCTGACCGGCGGCACCAAGACCCGCTACCGCTTCAAGGTGCGCGAGGATGACCCGAAGGGGCTATTTACGCTGCTCGGAACCATTCACTGGACCTCGATTGTGGCCGGCAAGGGCTGGGGACAGGCCAAGCCTGTCGAACGTGCCTTCGGTGTTGGCGGTATGGAGGAGTATATCGACAAGCACCCGGCACTGGCGGGGAGCTATACCGGCCCGAATCCGCTGGCCAAACCGGAGAACTACGGCTCGAAAGCAGCCGATGTCGCCCTGTTCCTGCAAACCGTGGCCGAAGGCGTGGCGATGTTCAACGCCCGCGTCGGACGTAATACCGAAATGTGCCAGGGTAAGGACTCGTTTGACCAGGTGTTTGAGCGCGATTTCCCGAACACTATCGTGCGCAAGCCGACTGAGGAGCAGCTGCGCATGTTCCTGCTGCCGGCCGAGGCGGTGACGGTCAAGCACAACGGCGAGTTCACCATCAAGGCCGGCGGTTCACTGCTGCGGCAGGAAAACCGTTACCACAACGCCGCGCTGATGGGGATTTCCCCGCGCAAGGTGGTGGTCCGCTTCGACCCGCAGCACCTGCACGGCGACGTCTATTGCTACACGCTGGACGGCCGCTTTATCTGTGCCGCGTCCTGTATCAACCCGGTCGGCTTCGGCGACACCCAGGCGGCGCGCGAACATGCGCTGGCGAAAAAACAGGTACGTAAGGCGACGAAAGCGCTGATTAAAGCCACCGTCAAGCAGGATGCGTTGGAAATCTCCGAACTGATGCCGCGTATCGCCGAACCGGCACCGCCTGAATCGCGCGTGGTCAGCCTGTACCGCCCGGTGGGTAATGCGGTCGCCATTGAAGACGTGGAAGTTGTTGATGATGAGGCAGAACAGGCATTTCAGCGTGGGGTGGCAAAACTTGCTGAGCAGTACAGTGACCCGCTGGTATAAAAAAATAACCCGAGTTGCAGCTCAGGTTATTCACAACGAAGTAAACCGAATGGAGATAAATAATGACCGATATTAACGACGTAATCAACACCCTGTCCGGGTTAATTAAAAGCAAGACCGTGACTCAGACCCAAATTGCCAATGAAATCGGTAAATCCGGGTCGGCCATCTCCGCCTTTTTAAAAGGTGAATATGCCGGTGATAATCAGAAGCTGGCGTCGGCATTACGCGTCTGGCTGGAGAATTATCAGCAGCAACAGCAGTTGCCGGAACGCCCGCAATTCGTCAGAACGCCGACGGTTGACGAGATGTGGGCCATTTTCACCTTCGTGCGTTTGTCCGGGTGTATCAACATTATTGTGGGGGCGCCGGGCGTGGGGAAAACCGAGGCAGCCAGGCGTTACAAGGCGGAGAACCCTAACACCTGGATGATGACGCTGTGCCCGGCGCACTCCAGCGTGACCGAATGCCTGCTGGAGATGGCGGAGGCGCTGGATATCCCCGACGCGCCGGCCAGCAAGGGCGCGCTGGCTCGTCTGATGCGCCGCCGGCTGACCGGCACCCGGGGGCTGCTGATTGTGGACGAGGCCGACCATCTGGGCGTTGAGGGGCTGGAGCAGTTGCGCGCCATTCAGGATGCAACCGGGGTGGGTATGGTGCTGATTGGCAACCCCAACGGGCTGTCCAAGGCTACCCGCACCGCCTCGGGGGCGGATGATTTGGCGCGCTTGCACAGCCGTATCGCTCGCTCCAAGCGTATCCCCAAACCCAAGAATGCCGATATCAACGCCATTGCGACGGCATGGGGGATTGCCGGTACGGGCGAGATGACGCTTATCCATGCCATTGCCGCCAAGCCGGGGGCGCTGCGGGTGCTGTCTCATACCCTGAATCAGGCATGGTTGATGGCAAACGGTAACGGCCAGTCGGCATTAACCGAGCAACACATTAAAGCGGCATTCAAGGAGGTTTACGGTAACGCGGAAACATTATCGTTAAAGGGGTAAATATGGCGACCTTATTTATCACGGATATTTACGAGCAAGACCATTTAATTAATTTTGATACCGTTAAAGCAATTGACACCCTGGAATTAAAAGGCGATTTGGTCGTGTCGTTTATCGACGGTTCATCGCGAGTGTATTGCGTCGGTGAAAATGACATTCAAGCCCGGCGTGAATTAAAAATCATTCTGGAACGCATGAGGAAAACAGGAAAATGAAAAACTTGTTTGATGCGGTAAATGCCGCAAGACGCGTGTTTGAGCCGGTTGGTGCCGTGATTGAGCGCACCCGGCGCTACCGCCACCGCTACACCATCCGCACCAGCCAGCCGGCGGTGCTGCCGAGCGGTGTCGCGGTTACTGAAATCACCGTGTGTGCCGGCGGCGTTCGCCGCACCGTGCACACCGCCTGTGTCAACGACTGCGTGGTGTATTGGGGGAATGATGGCGTCAACTGACGATATGTCGAATTTTAAGCCCTGTCCTTTCTGCGGCGATACGCAACTTGGGTTCATGGAAATGACCTTTTTCCACGGGCCTGATGAGCCAGAAACGCATGGGCAGCGTGTGAGCTGTCAAACCTGCGGTGCGCAGGCAATGGATACCGTCTGGAATGAACGAATGGGAGTAACTCAATGAAGAATAGACAGGTACAGGTCATTTTTACCTTTGAAGTGGTCGGGCAGCATTCGTCTCCGGTTCAGGACGGAGAAATGCATACCCACGCTGTTGGCGTCTCCATTTCAACGACAGGGCTGGATGATGAGCAACCGGGGCCGCAGCATGTTTACGCCCATATTTTACACCGGCATTCGGCGGCCGTTATTAAGGCGGTGGGCAATGAGTTTTCACGACGAGCAAAAACGCAAGGGGCTGAAATTATTGAGTCCCGTATTGAACGCAAATATCACCATTAAGGAAATCACATGGCAGCAAAAACCCGTAAATTAAAAAATGTGGCGGCCAATGCCCCGCAATCCAAAGAAGAAGCCAGCCTCCATATTCGTAAACTGGGCGACGCCAAACGCGAGGCCGAGCGTCTGGAAACCCGGATGAACGATGAAATCGGCGCTATTACCGAGAAATACATGCCGCAAATCGAAACGCTGAAAAAAGAGGTTGCCACCCTGTTTAAAGGCATTCAAGCGTGGTGTGAAGCCAATAAGGACGAGCTGACCAAGGGCGGCAAGGCAAAAACCGCCAACCTGACCACCGGCAGCGTGTCATGGCGTTTTAATCCAGCTTCATGCAGCGTGCGCAACGTGGAGGATGTGCTGGAGATGCTGCACAAGATGGGGCTGGAGCGCTTTATCCGCGTGAAGGAGGAAGTCAACAAGGACGCCGTCCTGGCCGACCCGGCGGCGGTCAAAGGCATTGCCGGCATCAGTATCAAAACCGGCGTAGAGAGTTTTGCTGTCGAGCCGTTTGAGCAAGACGCCAATATTTAATCCGTTTTAATTCGTCACCCTTATTTTTAATCCGGCGCGTGCGTCATGGGTTCGTGCGCGCCAAATTCAGGAAATCAAGAATATGCAACCGAATGAAAATGAAATATATGACGCCGCGCTGGCACGTTTTGGCAGCGACAAACAATTATTGAAAACCGCCGAAGAGTGTTCGGAATTAGCGGCGGCTATTATTCGTCACCATTTTCAGGGGGCCAATGCCGATCGCACCGCGCAGGAAATGGCTGACGTGGAGATCATGCTGGCGCAAATGCGTCGGGATGGCTGGGGAGAGGCCATCGACCGCTGGAAGGCAATAAAACTCAAGCGCCTGATGTTGCGCCTGGGCAAACCTGCCGAACCACTGGCAATAAGCGACCTGCCGGACATTACGGCGCTACTGGACGACGCCGAGGACGCGTTCACCTTCGCCCGGGCAAATTTTGAGGATGGCGGCAGCCCACGCTATCGCGTTGCCGCGCAACAACTGCGCCAGTGTCGCGCCCGGCTGGCCATCGCCGCCCAGCACTTGATCCGCGAAGCACAGCGTATGGAAGCCAAATGCGGCAAGCCAGATACCTACTGGCTCGAACATACCGCCGCACGCTATCGGGGAGCCTGAGATCATGTACAAGAAATCGACCGCCATGCGCCGGGCCTGGCGCGATGTGAAGGAAAAGGCCGGCCAGTCCGCGCAGGTGTTCTGGTTTGCCTGTGTCGCCGGTGCCGGGCTGCTGCTGGGCGCGCTGTTTATTTACTCACTGCTAAAGGTGTTGCCATGAAAGACCTTAATACTACATCAGACCTGCTGCTGGCATTGCAGGCGGAATACATGGCGACCGGCATGATGCGCATGTCAACGCTCGCTGCGCTGCTCGAAGCGGAAGGCCCCTTATCCGGTGCGGGCGAACCCTCCGCACTCCCTTTCCAGCCGTCTTATCCGTGGGTTGAGGGGAGCCACATTCCTTCGTGGGTGGCTGCGCTCGCCACGGGGCCGACGGGCTGCGAGAGCGTTTATGTTGTGGCGGAGCTGCAGCCCGTTTTCCAGCGGGACAATGGCTACCCCGATTATGTGCTGGCCTATCTGGATATTCGCCTGGGGCGCTGTATTTGCGCCCAGACGGCGGCGAACATTTCCGGTGCCGTGGTGCGTTATCTGCCTTTTGATCGCCGCCCAGTCAGCGCAACGGAGGGGGGTTGATGTACTACAAAACAGAACACTCTGCCGTTCTCGCGGCCTGGGATCGCTATATTGCCGTCAATAAGCGGTTGAGCGCCGAAGCGCGCGAGCTGGAAGTGGCCATCGGCGGCCATTGTCGGGCGGTCTTCAAAAGTGACACCAGCGGCCGCCGCTTTCACGGTTTGCATTTTGATGGCGATGATATCCCTTTCGGTGCAGCGCTATGGACCAGGCAAACCCAAGATACCGGGTACAGCTGCCGACCACGTGCAAAGCCCCCGAAAGGGTTAAGCGCTGAGCTTAAGGCCTTGCGGGCGCTGTGGGAGGCGAAACGCCCCAAAACCGCCGCCAGTTACGACGAGTTGTACGCGGCCACCGGGCTGGATTTCTCGGTGGTCTTCTTCGGCGGGCTGGAGTGGTTTCGTGTGGGGGATATCGTCTACATCCGCTGCGGCATGAAACCCAACGATCGCCTGACCGAAATATTGTCCAGCGAATACCTGGCCGCCAAAAGGCAAGCGGAGGCGTCAGCATGATCACGTCATTGTTTATTCGTTCGGAGCGTCCTCTTGAGGTCTCTGTGGGATGCTTGTTCGGCACAGGTATTGTGGTTGACGTGCGCCGCACCGATTGTCGCCTGGGTTGGCACGCGCTGGCTGAATGCGTGCCGCCGGACCATGAGGCGGTGTTGCTTTACACCCGCAACGGGGAAACCCGGGTTGGCATGATCGGCTATGAGGGCTTGTTTGTGGATGAGGAGACCGGGGCCTGCATCGAGAACGACGATACCGTCACTCACTGGTGTTGGATCCCTGAGCGGCCGATGGTGGACGATGCTGGGGAGGCTATAACATGGTGATACTGGCCGGGTTTGCGCTGCTGGTTAGCGCCTGCGGGCACGATGCCTGTGAGGCGCTGCCTGTCAGCGAGAGGCTGTATTCCTCGCGCCAGGCGTGCCAGCAGATGCTGGTACGGTTGCAGGCGCGTCGGCCCACCGCTGTGTTGATGTGTGGTGAGGTGTATCGGGAAAAACAACCGTATGAAGGGGGTAAAAAATGACGACACCCGATGTCCTGCGGGAAATCCTGCCGTATGCGCTCCCCATACTGTTGCAGGTGATAGGGGGCGTAACGGCCGGAAAGTGGCTGATTTATCGCGTGCTCTGCCAGTGCGACCGCCTGCACCCTGTTCGTTGCCTGGCCAACGATCTGATTGATGCCGTTGAAAAGCATGAGAAAGACGGTGGGCCGCTTTTCTCTACCCGGATCGAACTTGACGGCGGTTACAACGTGTTTATTTACGGCCCGAACACCGAGATCGCCCCGATTAATGGCGGTTATATGGTACTGATGAGGGGGATGTTTCGGCGGCCGGGTTGCCAAAGACCGTGATATCGCCGTGGTTTAACGGCTTGGTTTCGTCTGACATTTGCTATTGCCTTTGTTTAAGTCATAAAACAGGCGGTGTTGCTGCACCGCCTTTCTTGTGGAGTCACGATATGGATCGCGCATCCCTGATTAAGTTAATCCATGTGGCACGTAAAACGCTACAGCTTGACGACGACACCTACCGCGAGGCGCTGTCGGCCACCGTACCCGGCAAAACCAGTTGCCGCGATATGTCGCTGGCCGAGCTGGATGCGGTGCTGACCGCCTTCCGTAAAAAGGGCTTTAAACGGCATTCAGCGCCGCGTCAGCGCGGGTTAAAACCGGCGTCGGTGCCGGCCAAACTCCGTGCCATCTGGCGCACCCTGCACCGGCAGGGTTTTATCCGCAGCGACAGCGACGCGTCGCTCAACGGCTGGGTGGCGCGCCAGACTGCCCCGCATAACGGCGGCCTGGGCGTGCGCAGCTATCTGTGGCTTGACCGCAGCCCGGAACTGGCCGTCGTGGTGCTGGAGAGCCTCAAGCGCTGGCACCGGCGCGAAATGCTGGCGGCGGGCGGTCTGCCGCCAACGGTGAAAATGAGTTACAGTAACGTGTGTGACTGGTACGCCCGTCAGCGCGTTCCGGCCAGATAGAACCCCCATCCCGCGTCAGCGGGATGGGTTGTCTCCTGATTATCGATACGGTCTCCCGAGTGAGGTGTGTATGACTGAGAACCAGATAGGTTTGTTTGAGGATGATCCCCGTCTGAATGCGCTGATTGACCGCATGGAGGACATGCCGGACGAGGTGTTGAAAAACCAGTGGCCGCAGATGCTGGCCGTGCTGGTTGAGGTGATTGACCTGGCCTTGCAGCGCGAAAACCTGCCCGCCGAACGCGCTCGCGCGTTGGCCCGCAAAGTCGCCGCCGCGCAGGCGGCTTACATGGGTGGGCGCTCGTATTATATTCCGATGGGCGAGACGCTGTTTGCCGCACTGCGTAATGATGAGATTTACACGCGCTGGTATAACGGCGAAGATATCGAAGCCCTGCGCCGTACCTACCGCATGGCGCAGACCCAGATTTACGCGGTGATCAAAGAGCAGCGCCAGCTGCACACCCGCCGCATCCAGCCCGACATGTTTACCCCGCATTAATCTGCTCACAGTAACCGGCTGACCTCAAGAGGACGGGTTGCTGCAAACACTAACCGACCGTAATCCCCCGACACACTGACGACCCCGTACCCTGTTACCCATTGATTTCATTTTGTGGACAGCGGTATGCCGACACTTCCTTCTGCCTTACGTAAACGTCTGATTGCCCTGACACTGGCGGGTGCCGGCGTGGGTGCCATGACGGCCGGTTACACCGGCTACTTTGAAGGTGATCCCGGTCACGCCTATACCGACGTCGCCGGCGTGCCCACCGAGTGCTACGGCCATACCGGCCCTGATGTGCGCCTGGGCACGACCCAGACCGAGGCGCAGTGTCAGGCGTTGCTCCAGCAGGATTTACAGCCGGCGTTTGCCACGCTGGACCGCACCGTCACCGTACCGTTGACGCGTGGGCAGCGCGTGGCGCTGGCGTCTTTCATCTACAACGTCGGCGCGGGAAACTTCGCGCACTCCACGTTGCTGAAAAAACTCAATGCCGGCGATATCACCGGGGCCTGCCATGAACTTGAGCGCTGGGAATATGCCGGCGGCAAAAAATGGGCGGGCCTGGTCTCCCGGCGCGAAGCGGACGAATGGTTATGTCTGAACGATTTGCCGACGCCGTAAACCGCCTGTGGCGACCGGCGATGTTGGCGGCGCTGGGGGGCGTTATCGTGTTGCGGGGTGTGCTATGGCTTATCTGAGACGTGAACTGCCGCCGGTGGCGACCCTGTGCCTTATCGGGGTGTTGTGCGCCGGCATTTGGGGGATGCACCAGCAGGTGGAGGGCCTTAAGCACGAGGCGGCTCAGCTGAGACAGGCGCGTGATGCGGCCCGGCTGGCGCTCGACAACCAGCAGCGCACCCTGCGTTTTTTTGACACGTTAAGCAAGGCGGCCATTGATGACAAGCAACGTAACACCCGGCGCAGCGAAGCCGAACGGGCGGCCAGCCGCGCCGATCTGGCTGCGGTGCCGGCCGCTCATGTGGTTGTGCCTGCTGCCGTGGCTGACCGGGTGCGCGCTGCGGCCGATGAAATACGTGCCGGTAGTACCGCCGCCGCTGCCCGCTGAATGGCTGGCCGACTGCCCTGTGCCGCCGGTGCCGGCCCCGTTCACCTTCGGCGCGTCGGTCGATTACACGCTGCAACTGCTGGCCGTTATCAAAAACTGCAACCTGGACAAAGCCAATCTGCGCCGGGCGCAGCAGGAACAACAACATGAATTTTCTACTCTGGCCGGAACGGCTGCTGCCCCGCCTGTTCGGCCGGGAGCCTGAGGAACCTATGGATACGATGGACAACGCCGCCGAACAGGAGGCGTATTTTTTGGCGCGCAGTCTGGCGGCGCATCAACAGCGCACCCACCGCCTGCTCCCCATTACCGGGGTGCGTGAGTGCGAAGACTGTGGCGTCACCATTTCCGCTGCACGTCTGGCCGCCGTGCTGAATGCGGCCTGTTGTGTGGATTGCCAACACATTCGGGAGGCGCGATGTGGCTGAACGTGGTTGAAGATTATGTCGTGCCGGTCTTGTCGGCGGTCAGCACCGCCGGCGCGATTTTTATGGCGCTGATGCGCAAGACCTTTGTGCCGCGCGAGGCGTTTGAGCGTCTGCATGAGCGCGTGGAAAAGGTGGAGTCGCGCATTAGCGACCTGCCAACGCAAGATGAGGTGCACGTTCTCCAGATTGAGATCACCACCTTACGCGGCGAGCTGAAGGCGACGAACGCCACCCTGAAATCTGTCTCCCATCAAAACGAACTGCTGCTGGAACAGGCGGTAAAACGGAGTAACACATGATTGACGATATCCTGACCGAAGACCAGCGCCTAGTGCTCTTGCGGTCCCTGGCTGACTACAACGGCAACCTGGGCGAATCCGTTCTGCAGGATTGTCTGGATGCTTACGGACACAAAGTCTCCCGCGATCGGGTGCGCGTACACCTGTTCTGGCTTACCGAACAGCAGCTTATCAAGCTGCACACCCTCACCAACGGCTATTACATCGCCGAATTGACCGGGCGCGGTCAGGACGTCGCCGAAGGGCGTGCCACCGTGCCGGGCGTCAAAAAGCCGCGTGCACGCTAAGGGGGCGTCATGGACAAACCGACGCGCGGACGCGTGAAAAAAGCGGACATGTTGCCCGATGCCATCCGCAAGCCGCTGCTCGACATGCTGCGGGAGAAGCGGCTCACCCAGGTGCAGATCCGCGACGAGATCAACCGACTGATTGCCGACGCCGGCCTGCCGGATGAGGCGAAACTCTCCGCCGCCGGTATCAGCCGCTTGGCCGCCGAGAACGAAGCGATCGCCCGTGATCTGCGTGAGCTGCGCGAACAGACCAAAGCGATGGTGGCCGAGCTTGGCGACAAGCCCACCGGCGAAACGTCTGCGCTCATTCTGGAGCTGGCCCGCTCCATGCTGTTCAAGAAGATCCGGGCGGCGGCCTCGTCGGTGGAAGACGATAACGACATCGATATCGACTTTATCAAGAATGCCATGCTAGCCATTCAGCGCCTGGAAAGCGCCGCCGAGCGCAGCCTCAAGCGCGAGAAGGAAATTCGCGCCGCCTTTGCCGAGGAGGCCGCCAGTGCGGTAACGGAAGAATTGCGCGGCGTGGATGGTATGAGCGAACAGCTGGAAAGCCGTATCCGTAGTATTTTGATAGGGAAAGCCTGATGAACACCCCTAAGCCCGCCCTGGTCAAATTGACCCCACCACGCAAGATTGACCTCACCGCCGCCAAGGCCGAGCTGGGCGTCGATGTGCCGGATGCCCTGACGCTGCCGGCGGATGCGCCGGTATTTTTGCCCTATCAGGCCCGCTGGTTTGCCGACGACAGCGACGTGTGCATCGCTGAGAAGTCCCGCCGCACCGGCCTCACCTGGGCCGAGGCTGGGCGTAACGTGATCACCGCCGCCAAACCCAAAAACCGGGGCGGCCGCAACGTATTCTATGTCGGCTCCAAGCAGGAGATGGCGCTGGAATACATCGCGGCCTGCGCGCTGTTCTCCAAAGCATTCAACCAGCTGGCGCAGGCGGACGTGTACGAACAGACCTTCTGGGACAGCGAGAAGAAGGAGGAGATCCTCACCTACATGATCCGCTTTCCCAACAGCGGTTTCAAAATCCAGGCGCTGAGTTCCCGGCCTTCCAACCTGCGCGGCCTGCAAGGCGATGTCGTGATTGATGAAGCGGCGTTCCATGAGTCGCTGGACGAACTGCTCAAGGCGGCGATGGCGCTCACCATGTGGGGCGCGCGCGTGCGCATTATCTCTACCCACAACGGCGTAGATAACCTGTTTAATCAGTACATTCAGGAGGCGCGCGAGGGGCGCAAGGATTACAGCGTACACCGCATTACCCTGGATGACGCCATTGCTGACGGCCTGTATCAGCGCATCTGTGCCGTGACCGGCAAGGCGTGGTCGCCGGAGGCCGAGAAAAAATGGCGTGACGATCTGTATAAAAATGCCCCGAGCAAGGAGGATGCGGAGGAAGAATACGGCTGTGTACCGAAAAAATCCGGCGGCGCGTACATTCCGCGTGCGCTGATTGAGGCCGCCATGACGGCAGCTCGCGACATTCCCATCCTGACCTATGAGGCCGACGAGACCTTTATCACCCAATCCGCCTGGCAGCGTGAAGCGGCGATCGCCACCTGGTGCGACGAACACCTCGGCCCGGTGCTGGCCGCGTTAGATCCGGATTGTCGCCACGCCTTCGGCGAGGACTTTGCCCGACGCGGTGACCTGAGCTGCTTCACCGTGCTGGCCATCCCGGCCGACCTGCGCAAGCGCGAGGCCGTGCGCGTGGAGCTGCGCAACCTGACCTATGACCAGCAAAAACAGGTGATGCTCTACATCCTGCAGCGACTGCCGCGCTTTATCGGCGCGGCCTTCGATGCCACCGGCAACGGCGGTTATCTGGCGGAGGCGGCGCTGCTGGCGTTTGGGCCGGAGATGGTCGATTGCGTGATGCTCTCGCCCAAGTGGTATGCCGAGTGGATGCCGAAGCTCAAGGCCGAGTTTGAGGACGGCAACCTGACGCTGGCGCGCCACCAGACCACCCTGGACGACCTGCGGCATATCAAGGTGGTCAACGGCATCCCGCAAATCGACAAGGGGCGCACCAAAGACGCCAATGCCACCGCTGTCGGCGCGCGGCGTCACGGCGATTTTGCGGTCGCGCTCTGCATGGCCAACCGAGCGTCCTGGATGGAGGGTTTTGTGCTGGACGATGACGCCTGCCAGGCGCTGCCGGGGCGTGGCCGTACGCTTGAGGCGATCGGTGAGGACGACCGCGATGATTATCCTGATGTTGACCGGGGGTGTTGGTGATGGGCCAGATTGTTGACCTGAATGGCAAGCCGTTTGATTTTGATCCGGAGATGCAGACGGCGCAGGACGATATCCCACAGCTGGCCAATCGTCTGATTGAGCACCCGGCCTCGGGCATCACCCCGAATCGGGCAGCACAGTGCCTGCGGGCGGCCGAGCACGGCGATTTGATGGCACAAAGCGACCTTGCCGCCGACATCGAGGAAAAGGACACCCACCTGTTCGCCGAACTCGGCAAGCGCCGGCTGGCCATCCAGAGCGTAAGCTGGAGCATTGAGCCGCCGCCGAACGCCAGCGTGCAGGAGAAGAAAGACGCCACAATGCTGGATGAGTACCTGCACGCGGCGGACTGGTTCGACGCTATGCTGTTTGATGCCACCGACGCCATCCTGAAAGGCTATTCCTGCCAGGAGATCGAGTGGGGCATGGTGGGACGTGCGCATATCATCAAGGCGGTGCACTGGCGCGATGCGGCGCACTTTTGCCTGAACCCGCAGGATTTCAGCGAGCTGCGGTTACGGGATAACAGTTACGCCGGGCAGCCCTTCCAGCCGTTCGGCTGGATTGTGCATCAGGCGCGGTCGCGCACCGGCTACGCCGGCACCCAGGGGCTGGTACGCACGCTGATTTGGCCGTTTATCTTCAAGAACTATTCGGTGCGCGACCTGGCTGAGTTTCTGGAGGTGTACGGCCTGCCGATGAAGGTCGGCAAATACCCCGCCGGGGCCACCAAAGAGCAGAAAGCAGCGCTGATGCGGGCGGTGATGGAGATTGGCCGGCGCACCGGCGGTATCATCCCCACCGGCATGACGCTGGAGTTTGAGGCGGCGGCCAGCGGACAATCCGATCCGTTCCTGGCGATGATCAACTGGGGCGAGCGGGCTATCTCCAAGGCCATCCTCGGCGGAACGCTGACCTCGGAGGCCGGCGACAAAGGCGCGCGCTCGCTGGGTGAGGTGCATAACGATATCCGCCTGGAGATACGCAATGCCGATCTGCGCCAACTGACCAACACCCTTAACCGGGATGTGGTGTATCCGCTGTATGCCCTCAACACCACCCACGCCATTGATATCAACCGGTTGCCACGTCTGGTGTTCCAGACCAAAGCGCCAGGTGACATTACGCGCATCACGGCGGCGGTGATCCAGCTGGCCAGCGGGATGCCCGTTCCGCAAAGCTGGGTGCGACAAGAAACCGGCATACCCGAGCCAGTGGGTGACGAACCGCTGTTTAGTGTGGCAAACCCGGTGATGACCTTGCCGCCCACGGAGCGGCCCGCATCCCCCCACACCGCCGCGCTGGCCGCCCAGCTGTCCGCCCCTGTGACCACCGGGCCACGCGATGAGCTGGACGATTTGGGCGATTCGGTGCCGGCGGCCACCTTGCAGGCCAGTATCGACCCCATTCTGGCCCCGGTGATCGCCGCCATCAAGACGCGCGGACTGGCGGCGGCGATGCAGGACTTGCCGGCGCTCTATCAACAGATGGATGACAAGGCGCTGATGACCCTGCTGACCGATGCGATGTTTGCCAGCGAAATGAAAGGGATGCTTGATGACCTCCAGCATTGATTTGGGTTACGCGGCCCGGCTGGCCCCGAAAGAGGCGGTGGCGTATTTTCGCGCCAAGGGGGAAGCCGTTACCTGGAACTGGTTTGAGCAGTTGGCTGATGTTCATGCCCGAACGTTTACCGTCGCCAAGGCCACCCGCCTGGATGTGCTGACGACGCTCAAGGCTGAGGTGGATAACGCCCTGGCTAATGGCGTCACGCAGAAGGAATTTATCGCCACCCTCACGCCTCGCCTGCAAAAGCTCGGGTGGTGGGGGAAGCAGATTGTGGTCGACAGTGCCGGCAACGCCGAGCCGGTGCAGCTGGGCAGCCCGCGCCGTCTGGCGCTGATTTACAACGTCAATACCCGCGTTGCCTATAACGCCGGGCGCTATGCCCAGATGATGAACAGCGCCGACGTGTTGCCGTTCTGGCAGTACGTGGCGGTGATGGACGGTCGCACCCGCCCCAGTCATGCCGCGCTGAACGGGCTGGTGTTCCGTTATGACGATCCCTTCTGGAAAACCCACTACCCGCCAAATGGCTGGAACTGCCGCTGTCGGGTGCGGGCGTTGTCGCAGGCACGCCTGGACGATTTGGGGCTCAGCGTCTCCCAGGGGGCAGACCACCTGACCACCCGGCAGGCAGAAGCCGGCGTCGATAAATCCACCGGCGAAGTCTTCGAGACGCCGTCCACGACCTACAGCGACGGCGCGCGCACGATGACGCCGGATGTGGGCTGGTCATACAATCCCGGCTCGGCCGCCTTTGGTGTCGATCAGTCGCTGATCCGCAAGCTGGTTGAGGTGCAGGATCCTGCCCTGCGCGAAATGGTGGTGCAGGAGCTGAACAACAGCCCGGAGCGCCAGTTAGCCTTTGCCGTGTGGGCCAGGCGGGTGATGACGTCCCGCGTGGCGGGAGATGCGCTTCGCACCCTGGGCTTTATGTCTGAGGAGATCGCCAGTGCCGTCGAGGCGCGCACCGGCCAGCCGCCGGCGCGGTTGCTGGCCGTCAGTGAAAAAACGCTGTTCAATGAAGCGAATAGTGCGGATGACGACACCTTATTGCTGGCGGATGTGCAACGTCTGCCGGCCTTGCTGACCCACCCACGGGCGGTGCTGTGGGATACGCAGCAACATCATCTGTTGTATCTTGCTGATGCGCCGGATGGGCTGGCACAGTTGATTGTGGAGGCCCCTTACGGTACATCGGTAGCGTCTGATCAATTGGATGTGGTCACGCGCGCGCGTCGTGTAACCGATATTGAGGCCCTCCGGTCGGCCGTACAGCGCGGACAGCTGACGGTGCTGGTGGGGAGCCTGGAATAAGGAGGCAATATGCCCGAGATTGATCTTGCCGTGGTGGTGGATGTGCGCCGGCTCCAGCGCGCGTTCCTCAACCTTCAGGCGCTGGACGGCGACGCCGGCCGCAAAGACATTACCCGCGTGGCGGCCGGCTGCCTGCTGTCGTCGTCAGAGCGGGCGTTTGAAACCCAGACCGACCCGGAGACCGGTCAGCCCTGGCGGGCGCTGAGCGACCCGTATATTGCCTGGCGTGAAAAGCACGGTTACAGCCCCATCAAGATACTGACGCTCAATGGTAACCTGGCGCGGGCGATGACCACCGACTACGGCCCGACCTGGGCGCTGATTGGCTCGAACGAGCCGTATGCCGCCATTCACCAGTGGGGCGGCACGCCGGGGATGCGGCCGGGGCCGGCAGCCATTCCGGCTCGGCCGTATATGGGACTGGACAAGGTGGCTGAGCGGGAAATTCTCGACTACATCAAAAAACGCTATGAGAAGGCCATAGACGAGACGAACGGCTAAAGGGCGGCATCGCTACCCGGAAATTTTTTTGAAAACGCTCAGCGCGATTTGAAAGGGTTTTGAAAAGGGTTATGCTGGCTGTCGCCCGCCAACCTTTTTCTCCCCCCCCTGAAAAATGACTAACTTACCGTAAACCCACACGCTTTCCCTCATCCGGCACACTGTCGGCATGAAAACACACACGCCCCCTCAACATTCATTGCGCCACACCGCCACGGCGGCGCTGTCAGCCACGCTGGCCCAGTCGGATGACGGGTGGTGTCAGCTGCTGCCCGCCGGGCGCGTCAAGGCGCGCGATGGCCGACCGGAGAAACCGGCGGCCGGCTGGTTGATTAACCAGGCAGCCTGCCAGCGCATCAAGGCCAATCTGGCCGCACTCAAGCAGCCCTTGCTGATTGACTACGACCACCACTCCGAAATTGCCCAGCAGGCCGGCGTGAAAGCGCTGGCGGCCGGTTGGGTCAAGCCGGAGAACGTGGCGTGGCGCGAGGGGCAAGGCATCTTTATCAAGCCCGAATGGACGCCTGCGGCGCAGGCACACATCGACAATCGCGAATACGCCTACCTCTCCGCCCGTCTGGAGTATTACCTGGACACCGGCGAGCCGGCCGCCATTCGCATCGCGTCTCTCACTAACGATCCCGCCATCACGGGGATGAACCCTGTTGCCACGCTCAGTGCTGGCGATCTGATCGTTGTTTCCACCGACAACCTGGAGCAATCCCCCATGAATGAGCACTTACGCCGACTGCTGGCGGCGCTGGGGCTGACCGTGCCTGACGATGGCGAGTTTACCGACGCCATCGGCACGGCGGCACTGTCCGCCCTGACCACGCTGCAGACCCAGGCCGATGCCCACGACGACCTGAAAACCCAGGTCGCCACCTTGTCCAGCGAGCTGACCACCGCCCGACAGGCCGCACCGACCGGCGGTGCGGTAGACCTGACACAGTACGTCCCGGCCGACACCTACAACGCGTTGCGCACCGAGTATGCCGCCCTGAGCGCCAGACTCGGCACCAGTACGCTGGAGCAGGTGCTGGACAAGGCTGAACAGGACGGGCGCGTGCTGAAATCCGAGCGCACCTACCTGGAACAACTCGGCGGCCAGATTGGCGTGGCGGCGCTATCGGCGCAGCTTGAGGCGCGCCCACCCATTACGGCGCTGACCACGTTGCAGACCAGCACCATCACGAAACCGGCCACCACCGAGACCACCGCATTGTCGGCGGAAGACCTGCTCGCTGCGAAGCTGCTTGGCAAGAGCGAAGACGAGTTCCGCAAAGCCAAAGAGGAGTTTAAATAATGTCGACACCGACCACCCCGCAGATGATCCAGGCTCTGTTTACGGGCTACCGCAGTGACTTTCAGAACGGGCTGGGCATGGCCCCGTCACAGTATCAGCGGATTGCGATGACCGTGCCGTCCACGTCCCGCTCCAACACCTTTGGCTGGCTGGGGCAGTTCCCGCACTTTCGCGAGTGGGTAGGTCCCCGCGTCATGCAGCAGATGGCGGTTCATGGCTACAGCATCAGCAACAAAACCTGGGAAGACTCGGTCGCGATTTCGCGCGACGACTTCGAGGACGACATCCTGGGCGTTTATTCCCCGATCTTCCAGGAGATGGGCCGTGCGGCAGCCTGCTTCCCGGACGAGCTGGTGTTTGCCGCACTGGCGCAGGGCGACAAGACCGCCTGCTACGACGGCCAGAACTTCTTTGATGCCGAACACCCGGTGTACGAGAAGGTCGACGGCACCGGCGCGATGACGCCGGTATCCAACCTGTTCACCGCCCAGGTGGGCGACCCGGCCGCCGATTACACCGGCCCGGCCTGGTATCTGATGGACTGCACCCGCGTGATCAAACCGGTCATTTATCAGGATCGCCGCAAGCCCGAGCTGGTGATGCAGGCCGACCCGCAGGTTGGGGTGACGTTCACCGACAACCAGATTGTGTTCGGGGCGTCCCTGCGCAGCAACGTCGGTTTCGGCTTCTGGCAGATGGCACAGATGATGAAATCCCCGCTGACCGGCGATTTCTTCTGGCAAGCCTGGAAGGCGATTACCGACCGCAAAGCCGATGGCGGCCGTCCGCTGGGGCTGCGCCCGTCGGTGCTGGTAGTGCCGCCGGCGCTGGAAGATGTAGCGACCAAGCTGCTGGAGCGCGAGCTGACCGCCAGCGAAGAAGGCACCACCACCAACGAACTGAAAGGCAAGGTGGAACTGGTGGTTGCCAGCTGGATGTAATCCGGTTTCAAGGCGGGTTCAACCCGCCTTTCATCCCCGTTGAAAGGAGCTTGAAGTGTTATGTCAGACACCACTGAACACCTTGTGTCAGGCCATGAAGGCGCTGATGCCCCTGTGGCGCAGGATGGCGCAGTCACTGCGCCGGGCGGGACGCTGGCTGGCGTCACGGTGGCGATCACTTGCCCGCGCGAGACCTACATGCGCGCCGGGATCCGTTTCACGCGCGGTCGCCAGGTACTGGAGCGTGTCGCGCCGGACGTGCTGGCCCGGTTACAGGCGGACCCATGCCTCATTGTGGTGCCGGTTCACCCGCCAGCGTCAGCACCTGACGAAATGGGATCGGGGCAACAGCAGCAAGCACCCGGTGCTGATCTGGGCGGTGATGTGAGCGACGCCGACATTCTGGTCGTCATTGCCGCACTGCCGCCAGAGGCCTTTACCCAGGGGGGCGCGCCGAAGGTCGCCGCCGTCAGCGAGGCCCTGGGCACGGCCGTCACCAAGGCGCGGATTGACGCCGCACTGGCCGGGGCGCAGCCATGAATTACGCCACCGCCGCTGACCTGCGCGAGCGCTACGGCGACAAAGTCGACACGCTGATTGAGGTGAAGACGCCAGAGGGCTTTTTACCGGACGAGCGCAAGCTGGATCAGGCGTTGATGGATGCCAGCGCGCTGATTGACAGCTACCTGTCTGGCCGTTACCTGCTGCCGCTGTCGGTGGTGCCGCGTGTGCTGATGCAGCAGTGTTGCACGATTGCGTACTACTACCTCAACGACGAGCGCGCCACGGATCAGGTGGTGCAACGTTACAAGGACGCTTTGCGCTGGCTGGCGGACGTGAAGCGCGGCGAGATTGCCATCGGCACCGACAGCGATGATCGGGTGCCGGAAAGTGGCGACCTGCCGGTGGTGTATGCGGAGAAAGCGGTGTTTGGCCGCAACCAAAAGGGGTTTGTCTGATGATTGCCGAGACTGAAAACGCCCTGCTGGCCCGTATCACCACGCTGTTTGGCAACCGGGTACGCCGCGTGGACACCCACCCGGGGGACTGGAGTGACAAGGCTCTCCAGTCGCTGCTTATCACCGCGCCGGCTGTCTATGTCGCCTGGCTGGGCGGTGAGCGCGGCCGTACCCGCAGCCGCATGGACAGCCGCTGGGTGTGTTACGTCTGCGGCCAGGTACTGAACGGCCACGAGTCCGACCGGATGGGGATTTATCAGATGGTCGGCCTGCTGATCGGCGGGCTGGAGGGGTTTTCCCCCGGCACGCCCACCCCGATGCGTTACCTTCAGGCGCAGAACCTCTATACCGATGCGCAGGGCGCATCCGGGGTTGCGATGTACGGCGTCTACTTCTCCTGTGAGGAGCAGTTTGCCCCGCTGACGGACCTGAACACCCTGGATGATTTTTTGCGCCACTATCAAACCTTTGGCGAGCCGGACGGTACACCGCCTTTTGAGGCGCATATTGACCTGCCGTCAGCCACGGAGAACCTCGATGGGTAAATTACTGCTGTTGATCGCCGGCGGCCTGGCGGTGGCCGGCAATACCGCCTGGCCCTGGTTTTTGCTGATTGGAGCCCTGTTCTTATGACCGAGATCTTTATCAAACCGGCACCGGGGCGCGCCGTGCGTGACCCGGTGACCAAACAACTATTGAGTGCGGACGGTGAGAGCAAGCCCCGCACCCCGTTCTGGGCGCGTCGCCTGATGGCTGCCGATGTGCTGCTGGCAACGCCGACACCCCAGAAAAAAACCAAAGCCCCGCAACCGCTGCCGGCCTCTGAGGCACTCCGGGGCAACACAGAGGATGAAGCATGACAATCAGCTTTGATTCCATCGGTAATGATAACCGTATCCCGCTGACCTACATTGAGTTTAACAACTCAATGGCGGTCGTGGGCACGCCGCAGCCGCACCAGGCAGTGCTGGTGTTCGGCCAGGCGGTGGTGGATGGTGACGGCAAGGTACAGGGGACGGGTTCGCTCAATACCCCGGTGCGGATTTCCCGCGCCAGTCAGGGCAGTGACCTGTGGGGGCGTGGCTCGATGATTGCTCTGATGCTCGCCGAGTTTATTGCCATCAACCCGGACACCGAGCTGTACGCCATTGCTCAGGGAGCCGGCACCGGTGCAGCGGCGGCCGGGACAATCACGCTGACCGGCACCCCGTCCGACAACGGCGTATTGCGCCTGTACATTGGCGGCGTGCGCGTCCCGGTCGCCGTGACCGCCAGCCAGACGGTGGCCGACCTGGCGACCGCGCTGGCCGCCGCCATCAATGCCCGGGCAGATTTGCCGGTCACGGCCGCTGCTGCGGCGGGCGTGGTGACGCTGACGGCACGCTTTACCGGTGCCGGCTCCGTGCCTGATTTGCGACTGAACTACTACGACGGCGAAACCACGCCGCCTGGCCTGGCGGTGGCGTTTGCGCTGCCGGACAGTCGGGCGGATAACCCGGATATCACCGACTCGGTCGCCAATATGGGCGAGCGGCAATACAACTATGTGGTGATGCCGTACCGCGATGCGACCAACCTCAAGGTGCTGGGCGATGAGCTGCTCAAGCGCTGGGGACCCGTCAAGATGTCGGACGGCGTGGTCTGGATGGCGCACACCGGGACGCTGGGAGACATCACCGCGTTCGGGCTGTCGCGCAATGATTTTCTGTCCACCTGTAGCGCCATTTCCCGTGCGCCGGAAGCGGATTACCTCTGGGCGACCTCGCTGTGCGCCACCTGCGCCCCGTCGCTGGCTATTGATCCGGCGCGTCCTCTGCAAACCCTGGCGCTGCCACGGCGTATGGCTCCCGCACTGGCGGACCGGCTGACGCGCGAGGAGCGCAATAATCTGCTGTATGACGGCATTGCCACCGTGAACGTGGCCAGCGGGGATGTGCCGCAGGTGGAGCGTCAGGTCACGATGTACCGCACCAACGCGTACGGCGACCCCGACCCGAGTTACCTCGATATCGAAACGGTCTACACGCTGTCGTACCTGCGTTATTCGCTGCGCACCTTTATCACCCAGCGTTTCCCGCGCTACAAGCTGGCGGACGATGGTACGCCGGTCGCCCCGGGGCAGCCGATTGTCACGCCGGAGATCATGCGCACCCAACTGCTGGCGCTGGGTCAGGAATGGGTGGACAAGGGGCTGGTCGAGAACCTGGAGACCTTCAAGGACAACCTGATTGTGGAGCGCAACGCAGATGACCGCAACCGCCTCGATGTGCTGGCCACCCCTGACCTGGTGAACCAGTTCCGTATCTTTGCCGCCCAGCTGCGGTTCATTTTGTAGGGGTAAAGCATGAGCAAGCAATACCAGGGCGTTGCCACCATTCGGGTGAACGGCCAGGAATACGAGACCCTTGAGGGGGCCACCTTCAGCCCGGCCGGGTTTGAGCGTGAAGTAGTCAAGGGAGCGCGTATTTACGGCTACAAGCAAAAACCCAAGGAGGCCACGCTTGAGTGCAAGTTCCCCGGTGGCGGCAGCGTGTCCGTGTCCGATGTGAACAACTGGACCAACGTCACCGTTGAGGTGGTCACCGACGTGGGCGAGATCCACATGATGATGGGGGCCTGGAGCAGTGAGCCGGGTTCGCTGACCGACAGCGGCGAGATCTCGGCCAAGTTTGCCGCCGCCGCCAGTAAACGCGTTGCATAAAAGAGGATATCCGTGATGGCGACCAAGAAAAAAACACCGGCGGTCCCCGCCGACGACACTGAGATTGTGCAGGCGATTCGGGCCGCGCTGGATGGCGATGATCCGCGCACGCAGGGGCTGGCCGAGCAGCTTTCACAGGGCTTTGTGCAGCTGCTGGACGGCCTGCCGTATGGCATGGAGGGCGATTGCGAGATGCAGTACCGCGTCACCTTCCGCGAGCTCACGGCCAAAGACTCCATTGAGGCCGAGGCAGAAGCCGAGCGCTATGTGGAAACGCCGAATGGCCCGCAACTGATCCCGTCGCCCTCCCGGCGTGGGGTTGCGCTGCTGCGCCGCCAGATTGCCACCGTGGGCTGTATTCCGGGGCCGCTGTCGATGAACCAGGTCAACCAGCTGACGGAGCGGGACTTCTCGCGCCTGATGGTGGCGGTCAACCTGCGGGATTCGGCGCTGGCGGGCAAGCTTGCCGGTGACAAGGGGCGACTGGGCGCAGTGTCGGAATGAATTAGAAGAAGCGGCGATGATATTGGGGATGGTGGCGAAATCCGGGCCGGAATGGGCCTTAAACCTCCCCGTGTCACAGCTTTACCGGCACTGCAAGCAAGCGGAAAAGATCATTAAGCGGAACGCCTCATAATGCCAAAGAACCTGAAAACCTCGCTGATTGTGGATTTGCTGGGCAATGTCTCGGCCAAGTCGCGTGAATGGTCGCGCGATATGGGCGCGTTTGGCCGCAGCAGCAAAACCGCGCTGGGTGGCGTGAGCGGCGCGGCGCGCGGGGTCGGCAACAGTTTTGTCCGGATGGGGGGGCAATCCCGCCAGGCGCTGTCGTCGTTGCGGGGCGGGCTCCGTCAGGTCTCCGGCGATCTGGACCGGCTGAAACACTCCGCCGGTGAGGCGGTGGGCAAAATATCCGGCCTGTACGGCCTGCTGACCGGCGGCGCGGCGGCCTACGGCTTCAAGCACATGTTTCTCGATCCGGCCGCCAAGATGGAAGGCTACCGGGTACGCATCACCTCGCTGAACCACGGCAACGCGGCGGCCACCGACCAGACAATGAAGTGGGCGCAGAAAAATACCCAGGAAGCCCCCTGGAGCCTGAACCAGATCCTGGAAGAGTACGCCGTGACCCGAGGCTACGGCATGAGCGACGCCCAGTCGCGGGCCTATATCCAGATGCTGGAAGATCAGGCCGGCCGTCACGGCTGGAACCATCAGCAAATCGAAGGTGCGTCATTGCAGCTGCGCGAGATGTTCGCACGCGGCAAGTTACAGGGGCAGGATGCCAACATCCTCTCCACCTACGGCATCAACGCCTATCAGGTGCTGGCCGGCAAGCTAAAGGTGCCGGTGGCACAGCTGCGCAAGTTGGGCGAGAAAGGCAAGCTCGGGCCGGACGCCATCCGCCTGCTGTACCAGACTCTGACCGAACAGGGACAAGGGGCGGCCAAACGGGCGATGAGTACCTGGAGCGGCATGACTTCGCGCATGAAGGCGGACTGGGATCAGTTCGCCCTCAAGGTGATGGATGCCGGGCCGTTCAAGCTGATGGAAAAGCAACTGGGCGGCGTGCTGGACACCATTGCCCAGGCGCAGGCCAGCGGGCAGCTGGACGGTCTGGCCACCGACGTGGGTAACGGCATCTTGTGGGCCTTCACTCAGGCGCAGCAAGGCGTGACGACTTTCCTGGATGCGCTCAAAAAAGTGCAGGACACGCTAAAACAGCTGCGTGATGCCGGGTACGGTAAGGCGATGGACGAATTTGCCGAGGGGGCGAAAACCGCCGCCAAATACCTGCTGTACGTCTACCTGGCACAGAAGGCGATCCAGGTAAGCGCGGCTGTTGGCAAGGGGGCCTTTCGCCTGGCCGCTACCCCGTTCCGCTACGCCTGGGGAGCTGGACGTGCGGTGACCTCGCCATTCCGGCGCAAGACACCAGGCGAGCCAGGCGCGCCGCTTTCGCGTTCGCAGCGGTTCTACAACTTCCTGTCCGGCGTTAACCCGGCGGCTGTACAGCCGGTGTTCGTCACCAACTGGCCGGCGGGCGGCTTTGCCGGTGCCGGCGGCGGTGAGCCATTTATCGACGGCGGCGATGGCGGTCGCGGCGGCAAGCGCCGTAAAAAGCGCGGCCCCGGTCGTGGTCGCACCCCCAAGAGCCGGCTAGGTGGGCTTGTCAGCGCCGGCGAGGAACTGGCCGAGAGCGCCGCCAAACCCGGCCTGTTCGGCCGACTCTGGGGGGCGACCAAGCGGGGGCTGGGGAAAATTCCCGGCGCGGGCATGGCCGCGCGCGTCTTTGGTCAGGGCGGCGCGCTGGGGCGCGGTTTGTCGGCAATGGGCAGCAAATTCGGCTGGCTGGGCAAGGCGGGCGGAATGGCCGGCCGGCTGTTCGGTCGGCTGGGTGGCCCGCTGCTGTCGGCGGTCACCGCAGCCCCGGTATTGCTCGACGGTCAGGCCACGGCACACGACAAGGGCGATGCTATCGGCGCGGTGGCGGGCACCGCGTTGGGCGGCGCATTGGGGTCTCTCGCCGGCCCGCTGGGCACGGCCATAGGCTCCACGCTGGGCAGTTATCTCGGTGGCTCGCTCGGCGGCTGGCTGGGCGACGTTTACCACAAATGGACCACGGACGATGACAAGAAGGCCACCCCGCAGGCGCAAAAATCCACGGCGCAGATTGAGCTGACCGTGCCCGACGGGTTCGGGGTGCGCAGCGTCGATATCAACGATTCCGACCCCTTCGGTCTTGACCTTAACGTGTTTAACGGCAGCAACTATGTTCCCTATTAAGAGGTACACACATGAAACAGCCTGACGGCAAGGGCAGCTTTCGCGGGGTGCCGTTCCTGGTGTTTAAGGAGCAGCACGAGCGTGGCGGTCGTAACGTGGTCAAGCGGGAGTACCCGCTGCGGGAAAGCGGCGGTGCGGACGATGTGGGGCCGCAGCTGCCGGAGTTTACCTTCACTGTGCTGGTGATGGGCAATGATTGCCAGAAGCAGCGTCAGACCCTGCGTGATGCACTGCGTCAACCGGGCGCGGGCGAACTGGTGCACCCGGATTACGGCACGTTGAACGTGTTGATTGCCCAGTTTGAAAGCCGTTATGACGTGGCCGAACAGCGCGCGGTGGAGTTTACCCTGACCGTGGTGCCGCAGGCTGACGATACCGCGCCCGCCGAGAAGAAGGACACGGCGGGCTTGCTGGCTCGCGCGGGCAACGGCGCACTGGGCGGTGTGTTTGACACCCTGAGCCAAAAGTGGGCCGTGGTGCGCGATGCCTTGCATGATGCCGAAGCCATGATGCAGGCCGTGAGCGATCAGATTGATGCCATTGAAGATGCCATCGACGATCTGGGGATCATGCAGGACATCTCCGTGTTTGCCGGCACGCTGGCCGAGCTCAAGGGCAATATTGGCTCCCTTATCACCCAGCCGGGGCGCATGGCGCAGCAGATGGCGGGACTGTTTGCCGGCATGGTGGCCCTGCCACAAACCCCCTCCTTGTCGCTGCTGAAAAAAAATGCACCGTCGCCGACACCGTCTTCCCAGCTGAACAGCGTGGAGGCGCAACAGAACCAGGCGATCGCCGCACAAAGCGCCGGCCTGGTCTATGCCACGATGGAAGACCTGCGCGATACGTTGCAACAGCAGAATGCCCAGCGCGATATGACGGGCCTGACCGCCACCACCCAAAGCAATATCCGGTTGTTGCAGGACACCGTCGCCACTGCGGTGGTTGTCACCCGCACGCAAATGGCCTCGCAACTGCTGACAGCAGCGGTGGCGCGCGTGAGCCTGGCGCAGCGCGCCCAGCCGAGCGTGGCGGGCAGTACCGCACTGAGTGCCGCCAATGCGGCCGCCCCCGATGCGCTGCTGCTCAATGCCGGCGTGCCCCTGATGGAAAGCGCGGACGACGTGACGAGCGTGGCCGACGATTTAGCGGCGGAACTCGACAGCCAGGTGTTTGCGCTGTCCACTGCCGGGTATTTCCCGGCGTCCATGCAGGTGCGCGACCTGCGTCTTGCGCTGGTTGACGATTTAACCACGCGCGGCGTGGCTCTGCCGGGTCTTGCGCGCGTGTCCGTTCGCACCACTGAGCCGGCGCTGGTGACCCTGTATCGCGCCACGGGTAGCAGCCTGGCATGGCAGCGATTTGTGCGCCGTAACGCCATCACTGACCCGCTGTTTGTGCCTGGCGGTGACACCGTGGAGGTGATCGATGACCAGCCAGGTTGAGCTGTATATCAATAACGCCATTTTCAGCGGTTGGGTGTCGGTCAGCGTGCGCCGTTCTCTGGAGCACCTGGCCGGCAGCTTTGAACTGGAGATGATGCTGCCGGGGCAGCCGGTGCCGGATAGCTTGCGCGCCGGGCTGCCGCTGGCGCTGAGCATCGACGGTCAGCGGGTGATCACCGGCTACCTCGACACGGTAAAGCACAAGATCACCGCGACGGCCGTGCAGGTCACGCTGTCCGGACGAGACAAGACCGGCGATCTGGTGGACTGCTCGGCCATCCATAAGGGCGGTCAGTGGCGCGGTCGGACGCTGGCGCAAATCGCCGACGAACTGTGCCAGCCGTTCGGCATTGCCGTGCGCTGGCAGGTTGATGACGATACTGCCGCCAAACCGTTCGCCACCTATACGCTGGAGCTGTCGGAAACCGTCAGTGATGCATTGACCAAGGCGGCGCGCCATCGCGGGGTGCTGGTGACCAGCAATGCGGTGGGTGACCTGGTGTTTACCCAGGCCAGCAGCAGCCGCACCGATACGCTCACCCTGGGCGACAACCTGTTGTCGGCGGACTACACCGACGACTGGCGCAATCGCTACAGCCAGTACCTGATCAAGGGGCATTCGGGCGGGGGCGGTCACAACAGCAATGCCAAGACCGCCGCCCTGCTGGCCGCTCCCAAAGGCGAAGCGGACGATACCGGCGTCACCCGTTACCGGCCAAAGATCATTCTGGCCGATCACAAGATTGATGCCAACTCCGCCCGTCAGCGTGCCATTCGGGAGGAGCGACGCGCTATCGCCCGCTCCGAGCGGTTCAGCGCGACAGTACGCGGCTGGTTTCGGGCTAACGGCCTGCTGTGGGACACCAACCTGCTCACCCGCGTGGTGGCCCCGCGTATCAATGTGAACGCGGAAGATCTGCTGGTGTGTCAGGTGGAGTTCACCCTGAGCAAAAAGGACGGTGCGGTGACCAACCTGGTGCTGGCCCCGCGCGACGGATTTGTTGTCCCGGCCGAGCCTGACAAGAACGGTAACGGCAGTGGTGAAGACGGTGGCGTGGATGGCTTTATCCACGCGCAGATGAAAAAACAGGGGATTACCTTCAATGATCCAAAATGAAGACGTGATGCAGCGCCTGCTGGCACCGGTGATGCGGGGGATCCGCCTGCTGTTCAGTCGCGGTGTGGTGTCCGGCGTCAATGACAGTTACCAGGCGCAGAATATCCAGCTGACCGGCCTGGACAGTGAAGTGTTTGACGATGTGGAGCGCCCGCAGCAGTACGGACAAATCAGCGTGCCGCTGCCAGGGGCAGAGGTGGTGTTTGCCTGTCTGGCGGGGCAGCGTGACCAGGCCACGGCCCTGATTATCGAAGACCGGCGCTATCGTCCGACGGCACTGGTCGCCGGTGATAGTGGGGTTTACCACTTTGAGGGGCACCGCCTGCGCCTGACCAAAGACGGTCGCGCCATTTTGACCTGCAAAACCCTTGAAATTTACGCCGATGACCATGTGCTGATCGACACCCCGAAAGTGATATGTACCGAGGACGTCGAGGTGCAGAAAAACCTCATTGTGAAGGGCGATACGTTGGTCGAGGGCGGCCAGACGGTCAACGGTACCAGCACCTCAAAAGGCACCTTCAGTGCGCCGGAAGCGGTGATCAACGGCGTGCATTACAGCGGCCACACTCACCACGAGAACGGCCCGGGTAACAATACCGGAGGGCCGCAAAATGGCTGATATCGCGATTGTCTGGCAGCACGGCGGCGGCAATCTGGTGCTGAACGGGCCGGATTTGCTGACCGACGACAGCATTGAAACGGCCGTGATCATCTCGCTGTTTACCGATCGGCGCGCTGCGCCGTCCGACGTACTCCCTGATGGCACCGGCGACCAGCGCGGATGGTGGGGAGACAGCTTTCGCACGCGCCCCATCGGCTCCCGGCTGTGGTTGCTCTCGCGCGAGAAAACGCTGGACAGCGTGCTGACGCGCGCCCAGGCCTACGCCGAGGAAGCGCTGGCCTGGATGAAAAGCGCCGGTTTGGTCTCCGCTATCCGTTGTGAGGCCACCCAGCCGACCAGAGGCGCGCTGCTGCTCGCCATTCGTCTGACGCTGCCCGATGGCAGCGTGGTGCCACAGGCTTTTGAAGCGTCATTACAAGGGGTTTAAATGCCGTATCAACCTTCTACCCTGCCGCAACTGATTAGCCAGACTGAGCAGGATATTGCCCAGCAGCTGCCGGGTTCACTGCCGGGGCAGGACGAAACCACATTGCACGCACTGGCTTATGCTCAGGCGGGCTTGTCGGCGCAGGAACATGAACACCTGAGCTGGATCAGTCGGCAAATCATCCCGTCCGATGCCGACGAGGGTGAATTGCTCAAGTGGTGCGCGTTCTATGGTGTTATCCGCAAACCGGCCGCCCGCGCCGCCGGCCCGCTGCAACTGACGCTCTATGATACCGCGACGGTCAACGCACAAACGCAGCTGCAACGCCCGGATGGAGCGGTATTCAGTGTGGTGCAGGCGCAAAGCGGCGCGGCCGGCACACTGACGGTGCAGGTCGAAGCGGTCACGGCGGGACTGGACGGCAATACGCCGGCCGGCACGCAACTGACCTTTATTACGCCGGTGGCCGGCATTCAGCAACAGGCGGTGGTGGCAACAGTCGGTATTACCGGCGGTGCGGACGTGGAATCGGTCTCCGAGCTGCGCGCGCGCCTGGAGTTTCGGGTGCAATACCCGCCGTCCGGCGGCACCCAGTACGACTACGAGCGCTGGGCGCGTGAGGTGGCGGGCGTGACGCGCGCCTGGTGCGTGCCGCTGTGGCAAGGTCCGGGCACCGTGGGGGTGAGCTTTGTGCAGGACAACAACCCGGTGATATTTCCCAGCTCCGGGGATATCGCGCGCGTGGCGTCTTACATCAAGAGCCACCCCGACCCGGCGACCGGCTGGCCCACGGGGCAACCCGAGGGGCCGGTGGTGACCGTGTTCCCCCTCACCGATCGGCCTGTGCCGTTCGCTATCCGTATCGCGCCAAACACGCCGGATAACCAGGCGGCGGTGCAACAGGCGTTGACGACGCTGTTTTATTTTGAGGCGCGCCCCGGTGAGACCCTGCTGCCGTCAGCGTTCTGGCGGGCGATAGCCGGCGTCACCACGCTGGACGACTTTGAGCTGCGTTCACCGCTGCAGGCGGTCAGTGCCGACGCGCAGGAGCTGCTGACCGTGGGGGCCATCACATGGCTGTAACCCTGACGCCGCACCAGCGTGCACTGCTCCAGTTGCTGCCATCGGGGCTGGCCTGGAACAAAGCGCCGGACAGTCTCCTGGCATCGCTGTGCGGTGCCCTGAGTCAGGCGACGGCACGCGTGTCCTGGGATGCCGACCAGCTGCTGGAGGAGCGTTTTCCTGACCGGGCGCGCTGGCTGCTGCCGGACTGGGAGCGCTTTTTGGGGCTGCCCGACTGCGACATGACCGATGCCGGCACCGACGAGCGCCAGACGGCCGCCGCCAACAAGCTGCGCATGAAACCCAGTCTGAACCGGGCGTTCTATATCGCGCTGGCGGCCGCTTATGGCTTCAGGATTGATATCGCGACGGCGGCAGACTCGCAGTGGGTCAGTATCGTGACCGTCTTGGACACCATCAGCTACCGCAACATGACCGTGCTGGACAACATCCTGACACCCCTGCGGGTGTATGACGCCGGCGTGCTGGAGTGCATTTTAAACCGCTACAAGCCGGCGCATCAGGAATTTCGGTATGTCTACAGCGAAACGCTTGCCGGTCATCCGGTACCGTAACAACATGAGGAATCGCCATGTATTTTCTGGATAACAACTCTGGCACGCCGGATATGCCGCCGCTGGCCCCGGTGCAGAGCCACGCTGTTCTGTGGTTCACCGAGGGAGACAAGCAAAAAGGCATCAGCTGGCCGGGGCAGGACTGGTTTAACGGTTTTCAGGCCGAGCACCTGAACGTACTGGCGGAAGCCGGTATCGTGCCGGACAAAACGAAGCTGAACCAGCTGACGCTGGCCATCAAAAAGCTGGTGAGCAGCGGTATCACGACCGATATCAAGGATGCCACCACCACGCAAAAGGGTATCGTGCAACTCAGCAGCGCCACGAACAGCACCAGCGAAACCTTGGCGGCCACGTCCAAGGCGGTAAAGGCGGCTTATGACCGTCCGGGTGTATTCGGCCTTGGGCTTGGTCCTGTCGCCAAAACCGACGCCTATAGCAACATTGCGCAATTTTACCGCGTCAACACCAGCTCCGCGAACGCCCCGCCCATCACGGGAAATATTGCCGCCGGTGTCGTCAGTCTGCCATGTGACGCTGCACCATCAACAGGTTACCTGGCTGTCAGCGGCGTGGGGGACGGTTGGTTGGGGCGCTCAGGCGCAGCCGCCAACGGCGTGACCTGGACGCGGATATTCACTGAAAAAAATCCGCCGACCGCAGTCGCCAGTCAGGCGGCAGACTGGCGCAATAACTTTGCCGCCAGGCTGGGCATCGCCCGTGTGCTTACCGGAGCCAACAAACCGACGTCACCGGGTGTGTGGGCGGTAGAAAACAGCACCTGGACGCCGGTTGCGTGGGGTACGCTGTACGTCACCACCAATAACTCGGATTTGGGTGTGCCGTCTGCGAGCGGGAAATACATTCATTATCTGTTCATCGCGCACGGCGCGACAAACAAGTTTTTTGTCGCCACCGATGTCAACGGCCAATTCGTCGGCTGGGAAGGCTACCTGCCGACGAAAGGCGGTACGCTGGGTGGCATTTTAAAAACCAATTCGGAAATCCAGTCAACCAGCGCCAACCTCTGGCGTGGTATTCAGGGTGATTATGGTTCGATGTGGCGCATGGACGCCAATAACTCGTATTTCCTGCTGACGAACAAGGGCGACCAGAATGGCAACTTCAACAACCTGCGGCCATTTTCCATTAATAATGCCACGGGGGCGGTTTCAATCGGCACCTCGCTTTCTGTTGACAGCCTTAGCTCCATCTATAAAGCCGGCATCAACTCATACAACAGCGGGGGCACGGATTACCGTCAGACAAACGGGTTGACGATGCAGGGACTGGGTGACCAGGTTGCAGAGGTCTACCTGCTGGAGGCGGTTGGCAGCCGAACAGTGCTGGGGCTCCATGTGAGAGGCGGCGGCACCGATGGCTGGTTCGAATGTCGCAACAACGGCTCTTTATATATGGGGGGCAGTTGGCCGGTCATTCAGAACAGCGCCGGCACCACCTGGCACTCTGACGGCAATATACAGGGGGCGGCGTGGGGCAATGATTACCTGAGTAATTACCTCAATAATAATTTTGGTAGAAAATTCACAGCCAGCGCAGGGGAGAATGGTTGGCGACGTGATCCAGACACCGGGATCATTGAACAATGGATGTATTGTGAAGGTAATCAAGGTGGCGCTCCAAAAGGACAATGGTTTAATTTCCCAATGGCATTTCCTGGAGCTTGCCTCAACATTCAATTGACGTGTCTAAACTCAAGCAATGCCCAGTCAACCTATCCTCCCCAGGTGTCTGGTACAAAACCAAGTAATACAGGCGTAAACGTGTGTTTTGGTTCAAATGAATGGCGTTTTTATGTTCGTGCCACGGGAGTATAAAATGAAAGTATATTTTTCACCGTCAACGCTTGGGTTTTATCCCGAGATTTTCAAGCCTATTTATGAGGGTAAAAAATCCTGGCCATCTGATGTTATCGAGCTAACCGATGATGAGTATGAACAGTTCAATCAGTCACCACCGCAGGGAAAGCAAATCGGAGCTGATGTAGATGGTAGACCTTCTTGGGTGGATATGATAGCTACTCTGCCAGAGCAAGATGCGTGAAACACATATCTGGCCCTAATGGGCCAGATATGTTGCTTAACTAAAATTTACTACAGGATTTTTTCTTCTTGCTTTAAATTTTCCCTTGAGCCAGTTGGTGAACTTAACTTCAACGTATTTGTGCGTTATGTGAGATACAGCAATTGACAGTAGCAACGCCAATGTTGCAAATAATAATTTCTCCCATTGATTGTTCGCAATGTGTTCAATGCGGTCGAAAATCGCCCTACCTATGGTCAGATGGAAAAGGTAGAGTGAAAATGAAATCTCTCCTAAATAGACCAGTGGTTTTGGTAGCCACTTAGCAAGCAATGGTTCACCTAGCGCAAGCGAAAGGATTAGCAATCCGATGATGCATGCCGTTTGTGGGTTTAGTGGCGAAAGTAAACCAGTACTCCCCATGCAAGTAACGATGGCAAACAATGTTGTGGCAATAACGGCAGCGGGTTTGATAAGCAGTTTTCTCCGAAAGGCATTTTTTAGCGCAAAGTACATACACGCGCTGACCGCACCGATAAGAAATTCAATAATAACCGGATTGGAAAGTAGACCATAGACGGCAGTGCCAACATGGTACCCGCTCACACTTAGCGTCGGCGTATAACCAAACATAAAAGGAATCAAGCAGGTGGCGAAAAATGCCCATAACATCAAGGCGATGACTCTGTGCTTAACAAGGAGGCATAAGGCAAAAATGATATAAAAATACATTTCATAGTTTAACGTCCAGCGGACGTTATACATACCGCTATCGTCAATGTAATGAGGTGTAATATCTGTTCTGTATACCGTGAACGTTAATGCACTGAAGAAATTTTGTGCCTTATCAGCATAATGAAATGTGCTCATACCGCCGCCGAGAAACAGTGCAGCCAGTAGCCCAAGATAATAAAGCGGGATGATCCGTGTTAATCTATTGAGCAGGAATTTGCATGATGAGGCGTATCCAGTGCTGTAAGCCCACGTGGTATACACCATGATAAAACCGCTAATTACAAAAAATATATCAACCCCTAAGATCCCCCACCCAAAAAGTGAATCCCAGATAGTGTGCATGTCTTGCGGTGAAGTGCGCAGGAAAAAACGATAGTGGAAAAAAACCACGAGCAAGGCGGCGATGCCACGCATGGCTTGAAGTGTGCTTAGTTTTTTGTTCATTTCATCAGATCGCTGCTGTGTATTGATTTATCAGGATACCACATCAAGATGGGGCGTAAAATGTTACACCTTTTTCTCCATTGATCGCCGTAGCGAATTAATTACGGAATATTGATCAATATTACCGATCGATTCATTCTATAGTGCCGCCTCCATCGGCAACGCAGGAGGCAACATCCAATGCATCACGATGTACGCTGTCGGCATTGCAACAGGCTTTTGGCCCGGGCGGATTTCAGCTATCTGCAAGTCAAGTGCCCGCGCTGTAAAACCCTTAACGAGATCGAGCGTCATGAACGCCCCACCAAGGAGAAAACCTGTGGGGAAAACAAAGCACACCTCTCGCATCATCACACCGCCTGAGCCTATTACCGATGAGCAGGACATAGTGGGCTATGGCTCGCCTGAGTTACGCGTCGAAACCATCCCCTGCTGGCTGGCCCGGCTGATTATCGCCAGCAAGCACTACAGCCGCCGGTTCATAAATAACTCCTACCTACATCTGGGGATTTTTTCTGGTCGCGAACTGGTGGGCGTTATGCAGTGGGGCTATGCGCTCAATCCGAACAGCGGCGCACGCGTCGTGCTGGGAACGGCTAACCGGGAGTATATGGAACTCAATCGCCTGTGGCTTCACGACTGCATGCCACGCAATTCAGAATCACGCGCGATAAGCTATGCCCTGAAAACTATCAAATTACTTTACCCACAGGTGCAATGGGTGCAGTCATTTGCTGACGAACGCTGCGGTCGCTTCGGCGTGGTCTACCAGGCAAGTAATTTTGATTATGTTGGTAGCCATTTCACGACGTTCTACGAACTCGACGGCGAGTGGTATCACGAGATAGCCAAAACGGCCATCAATCGCAGCGGTAAACGCGGAGAATACCTTCGCGCCAATCTTAATCGCGCAACGGTACATCGGTTTAAGCAATTTCGTTACATTCGATTTCTCAACAAGCGAGCGAGGAAGCGCCTCAACTCGAAGCTGTTCAAGGTTCAGCCATATCCAAAGCCGGAAGCGTCATTGAAGGGGGATTAA